AGTAGGGGCAGAAATACTTGGCGCAAAAGTTAGAGCCGTAAGAGTCCAGTTAGTTTCCGCAACACGAGCTAGTTCTCTTGGAGCATAGCTAGGATGAACAATGGTTATCACGTCTGCCGATTGGACATACTGCAATCTAGGAAGATCGGCCTCAAGATATGGCGACGACAATGTATACACACGAGCAGCAGTTCCGCCCGATGTATAAGCATCGAAGCCAGAAGTATCGACCGCAGTTCCATCCATATAGGTTAGAGTAAATGTATCTGTTGTTACGTTGGCGACTTTAAAGTTTCTAGAGTTTAACTCAGTCATTCCGCCAACAGAAATTATATAGACTTCATCGCCATTAGAAAGCCCATGAGCAGTCGATGTGACAACTCCAGGGTTAGCCTGAGAAACGTTTGTAATAATTTTATCGGTCTCAATGATCTGACCGCCATCTCGAATGAATCGAATGTATTGATCACCGAACTCTAGAATATAAGTTTGGTCATCGTTAAATTCGAATTTAATCAATCGAACTGCCTTGGTTGAATCTTTGACTTCGCAAACAAACTCTAGCCCAGGTCGATTTGAAGCTCCGCCATGCCTCATAATATAGAAATTCCTACAGGTGCGTAGCCCTGTTTGATATTTAGAAATGTCTACTCGACCGTAAAGTGAGGGTGTTAGTTCTCCTCCGCTAAATGTGGCTTGGCGGATTGTGCTCACGTATACAAAACCTCTGAGGCATCTTGCTCTTCAACATCTTCCTCAAGTTCCATACCCTTAATCTGTAAGCAGACATGATCTTCAGAAACCATTTCTACATAGCTCTCAGCTTCGAAACGAATCTTCTCCCCAACTTGTGGAAGAGTATCAAACCCAAGTTTTTTTAACTCTTCAATCCCAAGATGAAGCTTAAGGCCAGAAGGGTATTCTTCCTTAGCAGCACCCATGATTGTTTGCTGCATGTCTAATTTAGGTGAACACTTCATATCTTCCATATTACTCCCGTGCCCTGATGAACTCAGAGTCAACCTGTCTCTCGTCTTGTTGTTCGTTAAATGCATTAGCTCGAGCCGAGCTAATCTCTTGCATGTACATTCTCATTGCACGATCACCCATCTTAAACGGATCACCGCCAGTAACCCTTGGTGCTATGTATATAGCAATCCTAAGAGCCAACGCCTGCTGGAAATCGACAGGGAAAAGAGCGACGTTACCAACCTTCATTGTGTATTCGGCAACCGCGTCTTCAAGATCTGTGTACACAACAAGGCCCGCATTATCGTTAGCTATGCGGTACGGGATTCTAGAATCTTGAGTCTCATTTCGAGTACCGCTCAGTATCTTTCTAAAGTCTAAGCAATCTATAGGATACCGATATGAGAAGGCCCACTCAGTGTTTGGATCTTCTTCAATCAACGCAAGGTCAGCAATCTTTGTAGCAAATGGCCAAAGGAATTCCCGAAGTACTTGATCACGTGATATCTCAAAGAATCTTCTACAGGCTGATGCTTCTTGCGATTTCTCTGTATCAAGATTGGCTATCTCTTTACCCACACCCAAATGAGATAGCGCAAGATTACAAATCTCGGTGTTACTCGACATCTTTTTCCTTTTCCTTCTTAGCTGCTAACTGTTCTTTATAGTTATGAATAAAGAAGTCAGTTAACGATCTAGAGTATTTTTGAGGAACCTCATCAAGTGCCTTAAGAATATTCTCGAATTGCTCGTGGGTTAATGTGAATACTTCTAACTTATCCATTTAAATCTTCCTTCTTATTGTTCGCCCATGGGATTTGGATTTGGGTCTAATTCTTCTTCAAGTTCTACTTCAGCGACCTTAGCCCCAACAGCAGCAAGTATGGCTCCCATTGCCTGAGCAAGCACAGCGTCGCCATTAGAAATCTTTTCCATAATGTTTGGAATATTAACCTGCTTAGATAGCGACATATCAAATTCTAAAGTCTCTGAGTTATAAGGAACTACAGTTAAAGCAGCACTTGCTTCTCCGCCTACAGGGGAGGTTATGCTTGTGTGATAAACCCACCACGAGTCTAGTGTTTTTTGTGGGATGTCTATTACATTGCGAATTGGAATTGCCATATTTAATTTAAAACCTCAGCATAAAAGTTTGTGCTTGTTATTGTGTTTCCAAGAGCAGCCGTTCCCCACTCAACAGTAATGACTATAGCCTGAGAAGCTGTTGTATCTACAGTAACTACAGATGTAGAAACTAGCTCAACGGTTACGCCACCGGTATGAAGCTCTATATAATCGCCTTGTCCATGTACAGTTCCACTGACTCCAGTAGCTCTACATGTAATCATTGCGTTTAATCTAAAACCATCGTTTGTACCGTTACCAGTAGATTTGGCACCGCTATCTAAAATCGTTGTTGATCCAAGCTTAATTCTAACTCTTAGTGTTGGAGTAGATACCGATGAGTGATAACCACGCATTTCTAAGTTAACTGTTTTACCTGCTACAAAAAAGTTAGCTGGAAGCGTTACAGTTCCAACGCCAGTTCCAATAATCGTAGTTTCAGTTACAGTATTAGCTACTGTAGTGTTTGCGGTCTGTGTAAAGATGATACCTTGGATTGTTTGCTCTATGCCATTAACATATGTTTGAAGGGCTTTTTGTGTAGAATCCTGCCAAACATCACCATCGGTAGTTGATCCAGCAAGTGAAGCTAAATTAATCCTGTCTGAAAAGTTAAACTGAGCGCCAGCACCAACGGCATTTAAAGTGACAGCACCTGCAGAGCTCACCGTTGTACTAAAATAATTTGAAGCGTCATAACCACATCTAAGCTGCTCAGTAGTCGAAAGGAAATGAGCGGTCGCTTCAGGGGCAGTCACGCCAACTCCTATGCGACGATTAGAATTAAGACTTAATACCGTAATGTCGGTTTCAATTGTAGATGTTGCAGTGGACTTAAGTTTAAAATCTACAGCAGTTGATGGGCCAAATCCTGACGAATCATATCTACCAAGCCCAATTGCAAAAACATCAGGGTAGCTAACACCGCCAGCTAAAACACGTCTAACTCTGAAAAAATCTTGCGTTTGAGCCGTACCTGCCGCCGCTGAAACACACTCTAGCTCAAGCTTGTATGGAGTTGTGGCGCTCAGTGCGGCAGTTCCTCCTATTGCAAGTCCTGCCCCAGTTCCAGCGACATATTGAACAAGACGCATAAGCTCGTTAGTTCCAGTAGCCTGTAATTCACCGCCTCTATTCCATGTAAATATACCGCCAGTTGCAGTTGGAGCAAAGAACTGCATTGCGTCTGACTGCATACCCCATCCAAAACGTGTCGAGGCTCCATTGTTATAAAGAAAAATTGCCGCGTTCCCGAAACCGTTTCCAAAATTTAAAGTCCTATTAGTTCCGCTTCCGCCTGCACCAAATGGAGTTAGGGTAAATATTCCAGCCGCTGTTGTTGCGGTTGTTTGAAGAGAAAGATTTCCACCCGAACTAATTGTAAAAGTGACATAATTACTTGAGTCGTAACCTAGTCTTAATTGCTCGGTTGTTGAAATAACGTGTAGCTTAGCTGATACAGTGCCAGCGGTTCCAAGACCTACAAGCTGACCCGATGTGATTTCCATTGCAAGTGTATTGTTTGTGTAAATGTTTAGGCCAAGATTTTCTCTTTGCCTAAGCTCTGCAATAGCTGTTGATGTTATTCCAACTTCAAAACCATCAGAACTTGTTTGTCCTGTTGTCGCATTAGCTGTGAATCGAATAGCTGAAGCTGTGCCAGTGCCTGAGTCTATATGTATCTTTGATTGCGGAGTAATCGATGCACTAGCTATTAAAAGATTATTAGTTGTAAAGTCGTACTCAAACCCAGCATCTCCAGACACAACTGAAGACTGCATGTGAAGCACTCGTTTTGTTGATATTCCATAATGTATAAGCGATGTTGTTGCAGAAACTGAGTCGCTAATTACACTCGATATTTGTCCTGTGCCCCCATAAAAGTTGGCGTTTATAAATTGTAAATTACTGCTACTATCTTCTAAGCGTAATCCACCTGAGCCACCTGATCCTGAAAACAACCATCTAAATCTTAAATAGGTTCCTGCGGTTGTGTTAGCGCCAAACGACATAGCCGTAAAATTATTTACACTAAAGTCTAAGTATGGTTCTGACCAAATAGCTGAGATTGAGTCTGTTATATCTGTTGGTGTGCTAGGTATTGCAGTGCCTCCCCACCCGGTAACAGGAGTTACTGTGTAGGAAGTTACATTGCCAATATTTATAGTTAGGCCAGTATTAAAGTCTAAGAGCCAGTAGCCATTACAATTAGCTCCAGCAGTCCACGATAGTGAAATATTATATGTATTGGCATCGTTTGGATCTGTCCCAGTAAATAAAGTGCCAACAGCATCATAAGCAGTTTGGTTGTCACCTAGAGCTCCAACAATATAATAGCCGTAAACATAATAATTATAAGTCGTCCCATTAGCTGTAAATCCAGAACCATCCGCTACAAATGAAAGCGATGGCGAAGATACTGGTAATGGAGTGTATGTGACGTCGGTTTTTGTAAATAGCTGACGATCCGTCCAGTTATTAGAATGTGCAGTATTTAGCGATGCAATCACCGCGCCAGTTGTAGGCGATATCGTTAAAGAGCCGTCAGAGTTTGATACAGAAGAGATACTCCCTGCACCACCACTACCACCGGGGACTGCGTGAAGAGCCAAACTATAATCCCTTCCCAGGAGTTACATATACACTCGCCGTAGAAGATGCAGTTATAGCTGAGAAATAAGAACCAACAGGGAAAGATAAAACCTCAACCACACCGGCAGGCAAAGGTATTCCACTCGCAACTAGCGCAGCAGATTGAGCCGCGCCAGCCGAAGTTCCATACCCCAAGAAAGCCATAACAGTTCCACCATTATGTACTCTAAATTGATACCCAGCATTCGTACCGACCTCTAAAGCCTGGACCCCAGACGGAGCCGTAGTAGAGGCCGAGATAGTAACGGTAGGTCCAGTCGGGCTAAAAGCCTTCGTGTACATCGAAGCCCCCTTATTTTAGAAACAATGCTAACTTAGATTTTACAGAATCAATTTGCGAAGTAACTGCCTCAAGCTCTACTTGCTTCTCAGCAATCAACTTGCTCACAGACTCTAACTCCGCTTTCTTTGCGACAACACACGCATCTGCATATGCCTTAGCTTCAGCAGCCTTAGCAGACTCTGCAACTTTTTTTGCTTGTGCTTCTTCGAATATCTCAGCAGCCTTTTGCTTAGCCTTGACAACAATATAATCAGCTTGTTCTTCGGCTACCTTGATTGCTTCTTGCTTGAGTGCAACCTTGCCATCAAGATCCATGCAAAGAAGAAGAGCTTTTTTCTCATCGTCATATGCCTTGTTCTTTCGAGACTCAGCATCTCTAGTTGCTTGATCCAAGCTTCCGATCTTTTCAAGAACACTTGCGACTTCGAGCACAGCTCTAAACTTAGAAGCAAGAGATTTAATATCGTCAGCAGCCTTCATTGCATTGCTCATGTTGTTCTCCTTAAAAGCATAGTAGCGTCTATGGTAGTCGTTCCGTCACCAGCCGTTACCCTTGGCCGTATATAACGAGTAACTTCTTGAACACCTTCGATACCAGCCGCGGTCTTACTTATGTTGTTACCCTGTAGATCTGTTAGAACTACATAGTTAGTTCCATCATTTGAACCCTCAATCTGAATAGTTCCACCAGCTCCAAAAGTTCCAACAAACTGTACACTTCGAATAGAATGTCCAGGCATTTCAATAGGAGAGCCATCGTCACCATTTAGCAAACCAGTCCAAGTGATTACGTGCGAGTTATCTTTCCACTTACTTATTTCAGAGATCGATGCCGTTCTTGTTGCCATTTAAACTCCCTACATAAAAGAATGTGGGGGAAGAATTACCTTCACCCCACATCCTACACCGAATCTAGATTACCTCAGATTTCGAGCTAGCGTACTTATCGCTATAATTTGTTTTAACTTTTTTTGACGATGCTTGCTGTTCGTCAAGCAATTCCACCCAGCTACATATGATCGGCTTACCGTTGTCGCCAACTTTAGGCGTACCATCTGCATTCTTGGGAGCATATGCTTGCTCGTCCATTTCAAAAACTTCGCCTTCTTTTTTTCTTTTCAAATCGTAGTATCCAAGTTTTAAAGCTCGAACTCTCATAGGTTTCTCCAAATCAATTACGAAATAGTGATGCCATCAGCATACGAAGTATACTTTTGGATGTTGTGCGTAATGAAAGCAGTGATGCTTCCAGTGGTTAAGTTACCGTTGGCAGGGGTGTACTTCAATTGTGCATACTGCAAATTGATATCGTCTGGGCCAAGAGCCGCAATCTTTACAGTACCAGCCGCACTCAATGCACTAAAAGTAAACAGTGTACGAGTAGCGTCAGGGGTAATGCTTGTGGTGCTATCAGTCTCAAGAGCTACTGCAAGAGTAGAATCTGAGCCTGAATCAGTGAACGCAACGTCAACAAGTGCAACAACATAAAGCTGTTCACCCACGCCCATATCACGGACTGCGCCAAAATCGATAGTGTTAGTAGAAGCAGCAGTAGCCGTTACAGCCTGCGCGTCAGAGAACAATAATTGTGAATCAACATACATAAATAAATCTCCTTATCCTTTCTATAATTACGATACAGTCGCTTCTGTTTCTAAAAGAGCATCACAGATACGGATGGGAATGCCACGGAAAGTAGGGATAGCTACGCCATCAACTTCTTTGTAGACAAGTCCGCCGCCAGTAATGATGTCATCTCGACGTTGGATGTCGAGCATTTGGAACACA